CTCTCATGTTCAAAACGCCTGCGCAGGTCTCCCTGCGCAGGCGCATGCGTTTTTATCAGCTGTTGGCTTCGTCAGGTGCAAAGGTCACGGCGTCCGCAGCCAGCGTGGCGTCGCCCAGAGTGATCCCCACAAATGCTTCGGGAATCACAGGCAGGCCGTCGTAGCGGGCCGTCACACGGAACACCGTCTGATCCTCGGTAAAGCGCACATGCTCGCTCTTATCCAGTCGGGTGCCGGCACGCTCTGCCACAGTGTACATGTCGCCGTAACCGCCGAAGATCACATTATCAGGCATCCAGTCCAGCGTTTCGATAACGCCGCCGATCACAGGCATGGTGCTCTGCACGCCGCTCACCACAGCGCCGGCGGCGTTGATGCTCAGCGCCCCAGCAACCATGGTGGCCTTGGTGCGCTCGTTCATCGCCCAGAACTTGCTGCCGTTGGAATACTTGCTGCTGGCCTTTGCAGCTGCCAGCACCAGCCCCTTGAACAGATCGGCGCCCTCCGTTGCAGTGATCTTCGTCACATTGCTTGTGCGCAGGTCCTTCCAGGGGCGCTGGTAGCCATTGGCGGCGCCGGGATCAGCAGCCTGCATCAGTCGGGTCACAATGCCCAGAGGCATGCCCACGCCGGTACCGTAGCCGATGGCCTTGTCCATCGCAAAACCGACGGACTGATTCAGTGCAGTCATCACCTCGGTCCCGATCGCAACGGGATCAGTTGCATCCTCAAGCACCGCATTGCACACGGGGATGTATCCGCCCACCTTGTTCCCGTTCAGCGCAACCATGCTGTAGCTCATGGCCAGCTCGTTCAGCTTTGCGCAGGTTGCCGTCCACACGGCCTCGGGCACAGTTCCGGCTACCAGCACACGGCCTTCTCCGGGCACGTTCCGCACGTTCACGTGCTTCAGCAGCTTGCTGTATTCTCCCACATTCTCACGCACCAGCCCCATCACCACACGGGGAATAAACAGATCAGCTGCATCCACAGCACGGTTCTGGCTTGCTGCACGCAGTGCGCTAAACCACTTCTTCACATCGTCCCGGGCCAGCAGTGCGTCCCGCTCGGTGTAGTTAAGCCCGAAAAACTTTCTGGTTTCCATTCCGCCCACTTCCTTTCTTTCTTCCACAACAAAACCGGGCTCCACGCTGCGGGTCTTCTTGCCCGCCTGCTTGGCCCGGTTTTCGATTTCATTCAGTTCAGCATCCAGCTGGTTTATCTGTTCCTGCAGCTCATCCCGCTGCTTTTCGTTTTCTGTCTCCTGCTCCTTCAGCTCTTCGCTCTGCTGGATCAGCTCATCCGCCTGTTCCTCCACTGCGGCTTTGTCCTCTTCACTGGTTTCCTCGGTGATCTCGTTGATCGCCTCTTCGGTCTCCAGTTCCTTCGCTGTCAGCTCGTCACGCTTCTGCTTCAGCTCGTCACGGGTCTGCTCAGCCTCCCGCAGCTTCTCCACCAGTGCCGCACGCTTTCTGTGCAGCAAAACCTGCTTAAGCGCCATTCTTTCTCATCCTCCTTTTCAGGCCTTCCTTCCAGGCCTCCAGCCTTCGTTTCTGTATCTGCTGCCATTCGGTCTTTCGGCTGTTCGCTTCGGTTCCTGCATATGCCGGAAACGTAACGATGGAGCCTTCGTGCAGTCTCACACGCAGGAGGGTCCAGTGCACATGCCCTGTCTCCTCGTTTATGTCCATCCGCTCTTCCAGAATCTCAAACCCGAAGCTGCACTGGCTCACGTCTCCACGCTGCACCCTTGCGTAAAGGTTCATTGCATCCATGTCGTCCGGGTTTATCTCCACCCGAAACCACAGCCCGTGGCCATCCACTCTCAGCTGCAGCGTTCCCGCCGTCGTTCTGCCAAGCACCAGTCTGCTCTCGTGGTCTATCAGGCATCTCACATCACCGTCCAGCTGGCCGTCGAATGCGCCTCTGTCAATGCTCTCGCTTGCACCATCCCACATTTCGTAGGTGTCGCCGAAAACAGCAAAATAGCCCTCTATGTATCGTTTGCTGTTTTCCTCCGCCGCCCGGAATTTTGTTGCGCAGGTTCTGCGCTGCATTTCATTCCGCATCCTTCTCACCACCTTTCAGTTTTCGCTGGTCTCCCAACATCCTCGCCGGAATATAGTTCTCCAGCGCCAGCAGCTCTTCCATGTCTTCTCTGGGCGTCATGCCGATCCAGTCACGCACCTCATTGCGGTCTACCGCCATTCTGTCCAGCAGTTCGCTGCTCATCTCTACCACCTTGCTCAGGTTGTAGTTCAGCAGGCTTCTGTTGTTCAGCCTTATGTATCTGTCAGGGGCGTACAGCAGTTTTCTCGTCATTTCCTGCTCAATGCCTCTGGCAATGGCCATTACTCGTGTCGATATAAACCAGTCAAACTCCTCTGCCTTAAACTCGCCCACGCCCACCAAAAAAGCGGGCACGCCCATGATCGCTGCCACGCTTTTTTTGTCCAATTCAAGGGTCTGGCTTATCGCCAAATCTGTCATGCTCAGCGGTTTGATCTGTGTCACATCAAACGTGTCAGCCTGTACGATCAGGGGCTTCCCCGGCTCGTTTGTCAGGTACTGCTGTGCCAGCTGGTCACGCCCTTCCGGCGTCTGCAATGCCTCGCTGTACCCGTCCACTTTTACCAGCACGCTTGGTGCAGGATTCTCCAGCAGTGCACGCTTTGTGGCTCCTGCCTGTCTCAGGCTGTGCACCACATCGCCCAGCTGCGCCCGGAATCCCGTTCCGCACCATGGCCTCTCCGGATCCGGATTCACCACAAAGTGCAGCACCTCATCCGGCTCATACACCTGCTGCCCCACCCGTACCACGTACCCATCGTCTTCTTTATCGACGATCTGCACCTGGCTGGGCCTCGCCGGTGTCATGTTGTCCAGCAGCCCATCTGCTGTGTAGGTCGGTATCGTGATCTGGTTCCCATCACCTGCCCCCAACAGCACACGCACGATGTTGCTCATAAATGCCTGATGGGTCATCCATCTGTTCGGTGCTATGTCCAGTTTCCGGCTCAGCTCGTCCCGAATCCGCTTGTCGCCCTTCTCCGTGTTTTGCATCAGGTGGATGGTCATGTTGGCCACTGCATCCGCATAAACGTTTATGCACGCCTGCACCTCAGGGCAGCTCATCAGGGGCTTGTAACCCTCACCGCAAAGCACCTTCCATGCATCCGAATTGCACAGCAAAATGCTTTTTTGTTGCGTGGGGGCGTCTCTTGTCTGTCTGGCCGTTCTCTTGTTTTTTCGGCTCATTTAGGCACCTGCTTTCTCTCTGTGCTCTGTGTCTTCTATCATCCGCACCGCTGCGAACACCGCAGCGTCGAAGACGTCAATTCTGTGGTTTTCCTGCATCTTTTCGTATTGCACCAGGTCATCTGTCTTTTCCATCGCAAACACATTCTGCACGCAATACTCCAGCGGTTCTGCGCCAAAATAATAGAGCCTCGCATTCAGCATGCGATGCTCTATCCTGCGAAAACCCTGGCTCTTTTTCCAATGGTACTGCGGTTGATCCTCCACCCTGAAACCGGCCCTCTTCATTCCCACAACATATTCCGTGCAGAACTTGCGATCGTGCCCGATCTGCGCAAACCGAAAGCCTTTTCCCCGCATCTGCACAAACCAGTCCACCACCGCTTTATGGTCGTTTGTAGGGGCGTTGCACATGTCCAGCCATTCGTCATCTTTCCACCCAAACAGCGGTATTGCGTCTTTGTCTGCTTTCTCTGCCGCCGCTACAATCGGGAACCAGCAATGCGGTATGATGATATCTATCCCCTTGTATTCTCCATATATCGCCGCTGCTGTCAGGTCGTGCAGTTTCGACAGGTCCGCACCTCCATACCACAAAACCTTCAGCTTTGCCACATATTGCAGCTTCTTTTCCAGCGGCCACCCGGGCTCAATGCCCAGTGCAGCCTCTGCCTCTCGGTTGCTGAAGCGGAACTTTTCCACGTCAAAGTACGCTTTCACTTGCGCCGTGAAAATGTTCAGACTTTTTGCAAAAAAATCCTTACGCTCCTGCGGATCGTCTCTTGCCTGCAGGGCATCCCGCATGATGTCTCCTGGCCGTATGGTCACGCCATATCCCGGGTTTGCCATCTCATGCTGCCTTGGGTTTGTGTAGTCCACGTTCCCCCGATCGTCCTGCTCTGCGCAACAGATAAACACAAACAGGTTCTCGTCTTGGTATTTCCCCTCCAGTACGCTCCGGCAGTATTTCAGCCTCTGTGCGCAAAAGCCGGCCCCATCATCGCCGGCAGTCGTTATTCCTATCACCAGCTTGTTTGTATAGGCTTTCGTTGCCTCTTTCAGCACGTTGTACTGCTTAGGGGTTTTGTATGCGTGCAACTCATCTGCGATTATGATGTTTGCATTCAGCGAATCCTGCCCGTCCGGGTTTGCAGCCAATGCATTCAGAGCTATGCTTCCTCCTGCAAAGTTGGGATTCTCCACTATATGCTCAAAGCTGTTGTCTGCCACCCGCCACCCGGCTGCTTTCGCTTCCTTGGCGCTTCTGTACATAGCCTGCGTGATGTTGTATTTCCAGCTGTCAAAGGTTTCTCGTGCCTGCTTCAGGGCGGCGCCCACCACGTACACCTTCGCCCCGCTTAGTCTCTCCATCAGTGCCAGGGCAAAACTCAGCGCCGCAACCAACAGAGTTTTACCGTTCTTTCGTGGGATGAAGATGAATGCTTCCTTCACCACACGCTCTCGTGTCCCTTTGTAGTAAAAGATCAGCATTCCGTATATGCAAAATTTCTGCCACGGCGCCAGCAAAAAAGCTGTTCCCGCCAAAGGCTTTGCCTCCAGTGTTTCTCCCTGCCTGTGCTTAAATGTCGCCTCTATCACATCGATCACAAAGTCGGCGTCTTTGCATTTTACGTCGTACCTGTCATCCTCCAGCATCCGCAACAGTCTTTTGCATCCCTGCACCCTCTCCTTGTTCGCCAGGATGCTTCCGTCTATCACTCCATTGGCGTAGGCTATCACCTCCGCCGCATGCTTCCCCTTTATCATCCGGCGCTCATCTTCTCGATCGCCGCCTCCAGCGGGCTCTTCTCTGCGGCTTTCTCCTTTTCGCCTAATCGCCTCATGGCTGCCGGTGTCAACCCCAGTTCCCGCTCATGCGCAAGCGCCTGCGTTTGCATCTGCAACATGGCTGTCATTATGGGATTCATCTGCAAGTTTTTTGCTCCGGCCTTGTTTGTATGCTCAACGATTGCTTCCCGTCCGCATTCGTCATACTCAGCAGCCAGCTCGTCAATTTGCACATACAGTTCTGCCAGCCTGTCGATCGCTGCGCCATATTGCGATCTGTACAGGCCCAGGCCTTTCATCCTACGCACAATAGTTTCTCGGCAGCTTTCCCATTTTCTCACTTTTTTAGTCGCCTTTTTCACAGCCATTTTTGCCGCACTCCTTCCCGCGCGCGCTAATGGTAGGATCATGTTGCACCCCACCCCCTCGGCGCTCGCCCGTATATATAAGGTGT